CGCTCCGCCAGTGGAAAGTAATAAGCGTGACATTTCTAAGCCTCTTCTACTATTGGGTCGAACTCGGATAGAGTGATATTTCCTGTTGGTACTATTATACTCTGGTCTGGCAGAGAAACAAAGTTGGGGGTCTCGTCCAGGACCCTAGATCCCACGAACCCTCGCCCCACCCTGGAACTCATTTGATACACATTGGCCAAAATGGGGTCCCCAGCAGTGATTCCGTCTGTCGTTTGATCAGCGTTATCGTACGATGCTGACTGAAGAAATGCAGTTACCACCGATCCGTTGACCGATGCGACATCAGTGATCGTCCTCAAAAACGTGGTCCCGTCTGAGGTAAATATGTCCAATTCATATTTCTCAGTAGGCTCATCTATGGCCAAATCACCGAAATCGGTCCAACCGGTGTCCACTCTGGCCCGTCTCACCCAAGTAATAGTGAGATTGTCGGACCCGTCCCATGTTCCTTTAATCTTAGTGGGAGACAAGGGTTTAAGATTTCTCGACAGGAAGGTTCGACTAATAGCGGACACAGTATCCAAGTCCCCCGATACCGCCGGAATTGCTTTGTAGTCAATCGATGAATTGACATCAGACAGGAAGTGTTGAAGTAGAGGTTTAGTTGACCCACCTAGTTTTAGCGTTACAAATCTTTCTCCCACTACATGGGTAGATGCCGCCCAATCGGTTCCTCTAAGCCCTCTCAACAGACCAGATAATCTATATGTATTAACATCAATCAAAAGAGCATTCCGGAATCCGATTACTTCATCTCCAAACAGGCCAATATTGTCTGCGTTGTACACGTCAATTTTAACTTCATTAAACAGTAAATCCCCTGTAGATACAGTAATATCAATACTAGAGACTTCATCCCACAGTCCGAAACATGTATAATTTGGGACATTGTTTATAACCGTGCCTATTATCCCCCTAACTAAAAAACGCTCTCCTAATATATAATCTGTTCCATTTAACGAAAACCAAACGGAAGAACCAATAAAGTTATCCCCAGCCGTTACCGCATACACGGTAGGAGCGTCATGCGCGTTCCTAAGAAGAGCGACATCAATAATTTCGAAAGATATCGGTCCAGGAATCTTGATTGTCTGTGTCCCAAATCCAACGTCATCCGGAGGAACAAAGTTATCCTCTGACACATTGGATTCAACATCGTTGGAGACTCCATCAAATTGAAGAAGATTGTTGGCCCCCATATTGACTCTAGTTACCAGTATCTCATGGGAGATTCCATTTACTATAACAGTGATAACATCTGTGGGATCTATGTCTATGTGTTCAAATAGAGTGGTCCAACTGTATGAAATTCTGTTGGCCCAAGTCAAATACAGTACTTTGGCCGCTATAGCCAGAGCCTCTTTAGGATTAAGCAAGACTGCGACTTCTATTGAAAATTCATTAACAGTGGGGGTCGACACTTGATTTCTTTTGATATTAGCAGTTCCGGTCTGATTGTCTAAAGTTACATCAGGGTAGGTAACCAATACGATCTCGGGAAGTTCAATTTCCTGTGTTCTCTCATCTTTTACCAATAATTCCTTAGAAGCACCCCCGTCCCCGGCACCTAATTGATCTTCGGCTAATGTTACAACAGAAGTCCCGCCTCGAAATTTAAATATTAGTTTACCTTGGGTTTCTGCCACATCAAAGAAGAAAGGGGTACGTAAAGTATCAATAACAGCTCTAGCTGTGGTTACTCTGCTGGCGGCAAACCCTCTAACGATTTGAGTGGCCAATGCACTAGTATCTGCATCTGCGGCTGGAATGCTAACTAAGGCATTGATATCATCCACGATAGTCTGCAATGTTACGTCCCCAGTTGAAGAAGTGATGTCAATTTCGATCAAAGGCATTTGATTGCCAAAATCAGCCAAGGGGAGTCTATCAAAAACTAGCAAAACACGCTCTCTGTACCCAGGAACTTTTCCTACTCCTTTATCAGCCTCCATAGTAGCATTAGGAGTTTGGGTCGTGGACCCAAGAATTGGCGTAATAGTATTAACAAACTTTGTAATTCCAGTTTGATCTACATCATATATTAGTTTTTTTGTTGGCCCAAATTCTCTTAATTTGATTCATGGGTCCAGTGCAATACATTACAGCAAAACTCGAGAAATAAGTATACTTAGTAACCTCGGCCCCATCTTCATCCGTAACGGTTTTCACTTCTTCGAGGGGTTCAGCCCAAATCACATTTCCGGCTAATCTCCAAGATCCCCATATAATAGGTATGGCTTGGCCATACTCTGAGGTTTGAATGCTTAGATCGTTTAGTCTTGGGCCTTCTACCTTCTGTCCCTCAGGGGGGAACAGTAAGGCTCCTGCCAAACTGCCAAGTGAAGCTCCTAATTGAGCGCCGAATGCAGTGCCGACTCCGGGTATAAAAGATCCAATGATACCGCCGATCACAGCCCCAGCAATGGTAAGAGCTAAGCGGCTCATTTTATTTTATTCCTCTATTCCTCTAAACCTGTGCACTCTCTTAATTTTTGCGACCCAACCTTCATCCAATGAGTGTTCAACTACTTTGCCAGCAGTGGACAACGCGTGAATTAGAGAGTAAGGGTATCCTGCGTCGGCGATGAACCCCATGTGGATAGGATATAGTTTAAAAGCGATTATGGCTATATCTCCAATCTTCATATCACGCACTCCGCCGGGAACCGGATCTAGCCATCTATTACAAATGAGTTCCAAAATCCTGCCGTCAGTGGTTCTCCTGTAATTAGCATGTTCCTCGTATGTGGCAAGACCAAGATTTTCCATCGTCCATATTATTAGACCTGCACAATCGACACCCTCGGACGGTATCCTGTGCCGTCCCTGATGAGTCCACTTGACCCCTACAAGTTGACGTGCTTTGAGAATTATGTCGTTAGGAGTTATTTTAGTCTTTGGCATCTGGAGTCTGCAGAATTAAGTCATTTCCAGGAAGATGGGGCTCGCCTCCGAAGTTGATCCCATTATTAAACTTTCCTATGCAATGACCTTCAAAAGTCAGATTGCATCCAGCCTCAATGGTCATGGTATCTCCTATAGCTATGACTTGAGGCATGGGGAGAAACAACTTAATCGAAGACCCTACGTGTAATTTAACCTCCATCGATAGACCAGCGTTTAGACCGGTATCCCACCTGACTAGACCAAAATCAAAAAAAGTGGTCGCCCTGGAGGTGGTGATAGTAAATTCCCTTCTGGACGTTACTATGGTGGCAACAGTTGCCGCGTCTTCAAATCCCGCTCTCGGTTGCTTGCACCTGCTATCAAATAAATCGTATCTGCACTTAGGTTGAGAGACTTCAATAATGTTTTGGGAGTAATTCTGCGTTATACCACGGATTTCGGCAACAAAAACGTCCTCTTTGATGGTAATGGTCCCGAATTTACCCTTCCTCAGTACTAATTCACCGTCTGTGGGATTGTTGTAATCGACCATGGAGACGATGATCTCAGCATAATCGTATTTACCTGCTCTGACATCAGCAGCCACGATTTGCTCGGAGTCGAGGATTCCCTCAACATCGAGGTTATCGACGGATAACTGTTGATCGGTTACAATAGCCGATCTAGTGAACCCAGACTGGGGCTCGTATATTACGCCGTTTAAATCAATTTCATCAACGTGATCGGTAAACCCAAGTTTAGTAGTGTCCACTCTGGTCACCAACCAAAGGGTAGCCAGGGTCGTTACATCATTCAGTATATGTGTTCCTATATTTCCTGGTAGTGTTTTCATGATCCGTCATCGATCCTAATCTCGATTATTGGGATGGAGTTCCATGAAAAGTGATTAAAGAAATCCAAACTAGTCTTCATCTGATCGACACCGAATCTGCATGGAACATCGAACTCTGCGGTTATCGCCACAACTACATCCTGCCCAGGGGCAGAGCTAAATGTAATCGTTCCCAGGTTGAAATCGATAGTGAACCCTGATCCCTGGGGAACTCCGTCTAGGAACACTGTAGTGACCAAAATTACCGGAGCCACGACTATCTTGAAAAGTCTCCTGTTGAACAAAAATCCTCCGGAATTATACTGTTTTTGAATATTAAATACAGTTTTCACTGTATCCCCGGCACCAAGGCCTTCAGCAACTAACTTATAGTCAGTCCAGTCTTTGAAGCGAAAAGCGAACGCCTGGCCAAACCTCGCATAAAAAAACGACAACAAAGCATCCAGATCGTCCTGATCTTTGATGGCATGGGACACATCGTATTCGGCCCTGGTCTCAGACCAGGCGATGTTTCTGCTTTCCCACCCTCCCTTGGTGGAGGTAATAATGGTATTAAACTTGGGGCCACCGACGGCCCCATTGCTAATTTCCGTAGGAAACTGAACTTCATGGAAGATAGTAGGCATTTAGAGTAATTGTCCTTTCCGAAACGACTCGGCGTCCTGAACTTTGATGTAGAAGTTTAACACGATGGGCTTACTTGCGAATAGACCCTTTATGTACTGTGCCAATTTTCTCATTAGTTGTTCCTCCTCGAGAACCTTGCCAACTGAGAATGAGCGTCGGCCATCAACTGACCCTGGGCCTGGCGGAAGCTGTTGGCATCCGGGGTCGTGATATTGAAGTTGAAGATGGTGGGACCAGAATCCTGTCTCCTCGCATCCTGCAACTCTACAGGAATGGATCTCCCGTCTGGGAGAGGAACAATGGCCTCGGCGCCTGACTCTCCTGCAACAGACAATCCGTGAGTGATACCACCGTGAGCGAAAGAAGGAAATTCATTAATATCAAGTGAAGAACCTGCTCCTACTGCGGCAGTATTCCATATTATGTCAGGATTTACGGTGCGGTCCGGTGAGAACCCAGGTAAAAAGTTACTCCCGCC